CTAGTACTAATGTTTTTGCAGATACAACAGGAGAAAGTACTGTGGTTACAGTATATAGAGGTGCAACTAATTTAGGACATTCTGTGGCAGGAATGGGTAGATTTCAAAATGGTGGTAGTAATTTATATACTAATTGGTCAGTATCAGTTTTTGATAGTCCAGCTACAACTAGTGCAACTACTTATACAATTTATTTTAGAGCAACAGGTGGTGGATCTATTGCTTATGTATCTAATGAAACAGCTCCAACATTTTTAACAGCATTGGAAATAGGAGCATAAATGATTATAAAAGCAATTTTAAAAATAAATCCTAATGCAGAAGTAACAGTTACTGACAATGACATTAATCAAATCACATGGTTAAATGGAACTACACCAATTCCTGTTGCAGATATTCAAGCACAAATACCAATAGTTGAAGCAGAAATAGAACAAGAAAAACAAGACGCAATAAATAAAAAAGCATCTGGTAAACAGAAGCTAAAAGATTTAGGATTAACAGACGCTGAAATTAAAGCGTTAATAGGAGTATAACATGGCATCTATATTAAAAGTAGACACGATCCAGGATCAAAGCGGCAATAACATTATCAATGAAAATGCTGATACGATCACGATTGGGGCATCTGGTGATACGATTGCAGTGCCAACAGGTGCTACGTTAACGGTTCCTAATGGAAAAATAACTGGTCAAAACTATCCAGCTTTTGAAGCATTTTTAAGTTCTAACCAATCTGTAACAGATAATGTTACTACAAAAATACAATTTAATTCTGAAGTTTTTGATACCGACAGTTGCTATGATAATTCTGTAAATTATAGATTTACTCCGACAGTTGCAGGAAAATATTTTGTTTATGCGGTTTTAGGTTCAGATACAGTTTCAGGTGCTAATTTAGATCAGTTAAATTTATTTGTATATAAAAATGGATCAGAAATCAGTCAATCAAAAATTGATGCTAGAGGAAATACTCTAGGTAGTTTTTGTACTGTTAATGCAACTCTTACAGTAGATATGAATGGGTCATCAGATTATTTAGAAGCTTTCGGACAAATAGATGACACAAGTGGCAACCCAGATTTTCTTGGAACTACACCAAGTAGAAAAACATTATTCGGTGCATACAGGATAGGAGCATAAGATGGCAAGTTTAAGTAATAAAATTAGACAATATGTAAATGCAGAAGTAGATTTCTTAAAAGATGTATTACTTCAAGATGACAGCAACGGCAAAGGTCCTTACATCAAGGAATGGAATTTAGATATTGCACAACCAACTCAAGCACAATTAGATGCACTAGATGCACAAGCAACGACTTATGAAAATAATGAAAAGATTAAAGCAACTAGAAAAGCTTTATATGGACCATGGGACAAGCAGCTTGAAGAAATTTATGATCATGGTATAGATAGCTGGAAGGCAAGGATCGCACAGATTAAATTAGATCACCCAAAGGAGAATAGCTAATGAGCAAACTCGAAGTCGATGCAATAGAACCTCAATCAGGAACCACGTTAACCATTGGTGCGAGTGGGGATAGTGTTACTTTAGGAAGTGGTGCAAGTTTAACTTCTCCAGGTTTAACCTTATCGGATAACATCCTTTTCAATGCGGCATCTAAAGGAATATATTTAGGTGTAACATCTGCTACAGCTTCTAACTTATTAGACGATTACGAAGAAGGAACTTGGACAGCTACAGTGGGAGCTGTAAGTGGATTTGCTGCTACAAATTTAGACAATGCTTACAGTACTTATACAAAAATAGGTAATGTAGTTTATATTAGAACTGCACTTCAGTTTCCAGATTCTAGTGGTAATGTTTCAGTAGGAGATTATATATACATGGAAGGATTACCTTTTGCACCAATTATTGCAGATACAGGAATTATGTGTCCATATAGATATAATATTAGTAGTAACGCAACTGGTTTTGTATCAACTGGTGCGACTTCAAATAGAATTATATGGGTGTGTCATTCAGTAATTGGTACTCCTGCAAGAAATGGTGGGAGAGTTTCAATTAACTTTTCATATATAACAGCAGCTTAAAACAATAAAGGAGGCAAACTATGGCAATAACTAAAGAAACAGTAATCGGAAAAGTAGAAGTGGTAGGAGAGTTTAAAGCTGTGCAAGTTGCTATGGATACTTTTGTTAAAGAAGATGAAAAAGTTATATCTCAAACAAGGCATAGACACGTGCTTTTTCCAGATTCAGATATTTCTAATGAACCTCAAGAAATACAAAACATTTGCAACGCAGCTTGGACACAAGATGTTAAAGATGCTTGGATTGCATTTAAAGCTGCACAAGAAGCTGAATTAGGACAATAATTAGCCTCTAGCATTTTTAGGAAAAGGTGGTAGAATACTTATATTATGCCATTAACACAACTTACATTTCAAGCTGGAATTGACACCGAAAATACAGAGACAGGTGCAGAAGGAAGATGGACGAATTGCGATAAAGTAAGATTTCGTAAAGGGCTTCCTGAAAAAATAGGTGGATGGACTAAGTTTAGTCAAATTTATTTCGTAGGAGTGGGTAGAGCTTTAGCATCATGGTTTTCATTAAATGGATCACGTTATCAATCGTTAGGAACAAATCGTAAAGTATATATCTATCAAGGTGGACAAGCTGCTGATATTACTCCTATTCGTAGTTCTAATGTAGTATCTAATGTATTTAGCACTGAGAATGGTAGCTCTATTGTAACAGTTAATGAAATTGATCATGGAGCTAATAATGGTTCTTTTATTACTCTCTCAAATGTTTCTGCTAATGTAGGAGGTATTTTATCTACAGAATTAGAAGGTGAATTTGAAATACAATCTGTTGTAAATGCAAATGCTTATACTATTCTTTCTTCAGGAACTGCCAATGCTAATGCAACGACTACAGCAAATGCGGATATTGAATATCAAATTAATATAGGTCCAAGTCTTCAAACTTTTGGATATGGTTGGAGTGCCGGAGCTTATAATATAGGAACTTGGAATACTGCTCGTACAACTCCACAAGTTACATTAAATATGAGACAGTGGTCTTTAAATAATTATGGAGAAGATTTAATATTAACTCAAAAAGATGGCGCAAGTTATATATATGATACTTCAGGAACATTTGAAGATAGAGCTACGATTATAGCCAATTGTCCTACCACTTCTACGTTATCAGTCGTGTCTAATGATACAAGACACTTAGTTTGTATGGGAACTGAAGTTGAAATAGGAAACACGGCAACTCAAGATAAATTATTTATACGTTGGTCAGATCAAGAAAATCTTAATTCATGGACTCCTAATGCAACTAATTCAGCGGGATCACAACGTATCGCAGGAGGCTCTGAAATTAGAGCAGCTAAACCTGCTAAAGGAACTATTTTAGTATGGACTGATACAACTCTACACTCAATGTCTTTTGTAGGACCTCCTTTTATATTTGGATTTCGTCAGCTCGGAAGTGATTGTGGAGCAGTAGGTATGAATGCTGTGTATGTTACAGATGATATAGCCTATTGGATGTCTGATGGTACATTCTTTCGCTACGCAGGATCAGTTCAAGAAATACCTTGTCCTATACTTAATTATGTATTTGATGATATAGATCAAACTCAGTATGCTCAAGTCTATGCGGGTCAAACTCATAACTTCTCTGAAATAATATGGTACTACTGTTCACGTAACTCAAGTCAAATTAATCGTTATGTTATTTATAATACAACAGAAAATAGTTGGTATTTTGGTAATTTAGATAGAAGCACATATTTAGATAATGGAGTAGAATTTAATCCAATTGCTTCTCAGTATATTGCTAACTCTACTGCTAATACAATTAGCACGATATATGGTTTAACAGCAGGTCGTTCTTTAATTTATAGACACGAAGATGGTGTTGATGCTGATGGACAACCTTTAGCTGCTTTTATAGAATCAGGTGATGGTGACATCGCTGATGGAGAACAATTTAGTTTTATTAATAAAGTTATACCCGACTTTAAAAATCAAACAGGAAACGCCACTATTACTTTACAAACTAGAGATTATCCAAATAGCTCTAAAACTTCAGGAGAGGTTATAACAGTGTCAAATACCACAGCTTTTTATAACTCAAGAATACGAGGTAGACAATCTTCCATTAAAATAGAAAGTGACGAATTAGGTAGTAATTGGCGATTTGGTACATTAAGAATCCAAATTAGACCTGATGGAAAAAGATAAATATAGAATTAGACAAGCTAGAATAGACGATGCTGTACGTATTCGAGAGCTTTTAAAGACCTGGCTTCCAGAATCACCATATAACTTTGGAAACGTAAATAACAAGAAATTACTTGATCATATTATATTTTACATTAGAAATAGTTTTGTTATAGTAGTAGAATATGAAAATGTTATTGTAGGAACTATGGCAGCCGCTATAGATGAAACATGGTATAGCGATAAAAGATTTCTTAGAAGTCTATGGTTACATGTGAATCCTAAATATCGTAATTTTCATATCTTTAGAGCTATAATGATAGTTTTTAAAGAATACGCATTAAGTAAAAAATTAACTGCTTTATGCGAAATAACTCAAGGTAAAGACGTTGAAAGAAAACATAACGCTTTTATCAAATTAGGATATAAAAATATTGGAGGAACATATATAATCAATGGGTAGTCTTTTTAAACCATCAACAACAATAGTTCAAGCACCTCAGCAATCAACTACGAGTTATGATATTCCAGCTTACTTTAAAGAAATTCAAGAACGTACTTTAAGACGTGCTGAAGAAGTAGGATCACGTCCTTATCAAGCTTTTACTGGTCAACGTATAGCTCAACTTTCACCTCAAGAACAGCAAGCAGCTAATGTTATATCTCAACAAATTTTACCTCAAGCTGGACAATTAGGTGCAATTGGTGCACAAACTTTTGATGCTGCAACAGCATCGCAATATATGAATCCTTATCAAGAACAGGTTATAAAAGGAACATTATCAGATTTAGGAGAACAATATGGAATGGCTCAACGAGCATTAGGAGCAAGAGCAATTGGTGCAGGAGCTTTTGGTGGAGCTAGAGAAGGTGTCGAAAGAGCTTTAGGTACAGAGAGATTTTTAGAACAAGTAGGAGATGTATCATCTAGATTAAGACAAGCTGGTTTTGAATCAGGTGCACAAAGATTTGCTTCTGATCGAGCTGCGCAACTAGGTGCTGCTCAGGCACAATTACAAGGATTAGCTGGTGCTGTTACAGGACTTGCTGGAGCTGGCGCAACTGAAAGAGGAATAGAACAAGCGGGACTTGCTGAATCTTACAGAGATTTTATTGAAGAAAGAGAATATCCAACTGAACAAGTAAGACAAATTATTGGTGCATTATCAGGTGCTCCTATTAGAACTTATGGAGAAGAAAGATCAGGATTTGTTGGAACACCAGTTACACAACCTAGTGTCTTTGGTCAAATTGCAGGTGCAGCAGGAGCTTTAGCACCTTTCTTTTCTGATAGAAGATTAAAAGAAGATATTAATTTAATTGGACAATCTCCAAATGGAATTAATATTTATAGTTTCAAATATAAAGGTGATGATAAAATCTATCAAGGAGTTATGGCTGATGAAGTACCAGAAGCTTCTATTGTTGGTGATTATGGTTACTTAATGGTTGATTACTCTAAAGTTGATGTAGAGTTTAAACAACTTAACTAGGAGTTACTATGGCTGAGAAAGAAACAGATAAAATTGAAATAGATAATGTTGGCTCAGCTTTAGCTAAACAATTTTCTCAATTAGACGAAGATCAACAAGCTAAAGTCTTATCTAATATTGGATTAGTTCAAGAAAAAACATCTCCTAAAGATGCTTTTAAATCCTTATCTGATGAAGAAAGAAAACAATTTATGGAAGAAACTGGCACAAAAAAAATGAATTTAATTCAAAGTGCTGGTAAAGCTTTTTCTAATTTATCTGAAAAACTAGAAACTAATATAGAAAAAGTAATGGATGACCCGGGAAAAAGAGCTTTATTTTATGCTGGTCTAGATACAATTGATAGAGCATCTAGAATAGCACCAATTAATCAAGCACAATCGCCATTTGGTCAAATAGCTGGTGGATTAAAAACTGGAGTACAAAGAGTTAAAGCTGAAGAATTAGCTAAAGCAAATGTTGAAGCTAAATCAAAAACTGCTGATCTTAAAAATCAATTAGATGTTTTAAAACTACAATTTGAAATGGATAAAGAAAGTCCTAGCGAAACTAAAAGATATGAAAATTTATATGATCAAAATAAAGATTTAGCTAAAGGTGGAAAAAATTATCAAAGTTATCAACAGATGGCTAAAATATATAATAATTTTATTACAGAAAATAAAAGTTTACCAGTAGGTCAATTAAGAGCACAACTTCCAGTAATT